TACGAATAATGGAACTATTGAGTTCTATGATAGTTTTGAGCAGATGCAGCCATATGTCGCAGAGTATGTTTCACCACAAGACAACCGCGCGAGTCGCGGGAAACTAGCGCCAGCACCACAGCCAGCACCAGCACCACAGTCAGCATCACAGCCAGCACCAGCACCACAGTCAGCATCACAGCCAGCGTCATATTCAGAACCAGAATTTCAAGATCACAAAAAAGATTTTGAAAAGAATTTTGGGCTAATGCCACAGCCAGGACCTATTAGTCATAAATTATTGGCTAGTATTCATGATAAATTAATAATTGCCAATAGAGACAAAGATGATTTAAGCGTCAATAATTTTATTATTGATTATGAATTAGGAATTGAAAGATTACAGGGTAATTTAAAATACCCTAGCATCATGTCATTCGAACAAGCGATAGATTATATTAATCGCAAGACTAGTAAATCACATGAAAATAATGAAAATCGCATAAAAATTGCTAATGTTGTTTCTAGATGGCTAAAGAAAAAGATACATGAATTAAGTCCATTTGATAAAAGCTCAGCGCTCAGGCTTGATGCATTCGAAAAAATTGAAGAGTCAAGATCTATTACATCAGATATTATGAATGATCTTGAGAGCGACCTTGATGCCTTATCTTTAGATAAAGATATAGAAAAATTAGAAAAATCTTTTATTGGTATCAAGCAAGTTAATGAGCTATTAATGAGTTATTATAATGCGAATGAATCAAAAGATTCTGTATCGCCAACATCTACACCAAAAAGCTTGTCAACATATAGAAAATGAAAAATACTGGAGTAATTAGTATTAATGGCGATGAAATACCAACTTTGCTGGCGGTCACACAGGCTGAACAGGAAAAAGGTCTTATGCATCAAAAATTTCCGCCACCAGTAATGTCATTCATTTATGAATATCCTAAAATAAATAAATTCTGGATGAAGAACACTCCATGTGCACTAGATATTGTATTTTGCCTTAATAATAAAATTATAAATATTTGTAAAGGAGAACCTTTATCTACTGAGCTTGTAGGCGAAGATAATTTTTCAGACCTAATAATAGAGTTACCATACGGTACTTGCGAATCTAAAAAAATAAAACTTGGGGATTCGGTCAAGTTAAATATTAATGGTAATAATGATTTAAAAGATAACTACAGCATATTTTTAAAAATATAGCCTGCCTTGATACGGCTGGTTTCGTGCGCTATAGTAAAGTGTATGATGATACAAGAAATTAACGCCTTTTTAAAAAACTTTAAAATAAAAGCATATTGCCAAAATATTTCAGAAAATTCCTTGTCAAGAATTTATGATTTCTCACTTTTGCCAGGAGCAAAAGTAAAAGACCTTCAGAAACATAGCGCAGAAATTACCATGTTTCTAAAAGAGGCTTCAGAATCAACGATAAAAATAATATATGGAGAGAACATAATTAAATTTGAATATCTAAAATTAGATAGGCAAATTATTAATTTTTGGGAAGATATACCAAAAAATATTGAAAATAAATTATCTTGTTTTCTTGGCAAAGATTTATCTGGTAAAGATATTTTTTTAGACATTGAATCATCACCACATGCATTGATATCCGGATCAACAGGGTCTGGCAAAAGCACATTAATTAATGTAATAATTTCAAATTTATTGCGCAATAATGTTCAGACCTTTTTGGTCGATTTAAAAGGTATAGATTTTTTTGAATATGATAGATTTAGTAATATTACAATTTATAACTCTTATGAGGGTGCCTTATCTATTATAAAATATTTATATGATAAAATGAACTGCATATATAATGCTATTTTATCAGGAGCAATAAAAAGGAACGGGGCTGAACCATCAGTCCTTATCATAGACGAATTTGCTGATTTGATTATGCATGATATTACCGGCGAGCTTAACCGCGACTTATTAAGATTAATACAGAAATGTAGAGCAGCATCTATTCATGTAATATTGGCTACTCAAAGACCTAGCGCAGACGTATTAACAGGCAATATTAAAGCTAATATACCCGTAAGGATAGCTTGCAAAACATCGTCCTCTATAAATTCTAAAATAATTCTAGAATCAATTGGCGCAGAAAAACTTTTGGGCAGAGGAGACGCTCTTATTAGAGATCATCAAGGAAATATTAGCAGATTTCAATCAGCATATGCCTGCCCAGATCAAGCAATTAAAAACTTAATAGAAAGCAACTAATTTATTTATTAATTTTTAATTTTATTTCCTTAGTTATTTCTGCAAAGTTATCGCTTAATTCCTCGAATAATAACCATTTTTTATTAATTAATTTATAACAATTATAATATGATATTTTTGCTAGTTGGTTATAATAATCCTTGGAAGCAAACCTCAAACTTTTAGGATTAATTGTTTCGCAAAACATTATCCAGTCTCCAATATTCTGAAAAGTACAGAAATCCATATTTGATCTTGCATCTGAATATAAGATGGTTAAACTTTTGTTAGATAGATCGAACTCTGAATTTTTGTATTTACTTAACACGCTTATTATATAAGCTCGTGTATTCGGGCTACAAGAAGATAGTCCGGTTAAAACTTCACTTAAAAAATCATTTAAGTTTTTATAGTGGTACATATATATATAAAATATATAATTTTATTAGCATAGGATTAAAAATGCCGACAAAAACATTAATAATAGTTGAGAGTCCACATAAAGGTGAGAAAATACAAGAATTTTTAGGTAAAGATTATATTGTATTAGCTAGCAAGGGTCATATTGCAGACCTTGCTAAAGGTGGCAAGTGGGGCATTGGAATTGATATTAAAAATAATTTTAAACCACGCTATATGCTTTTAGATGATAAGTTAAAAGTAATGGAGGCAATATTAAATGCCGCAGAAAAAGTAGATAATATATTGTTATTATCAGACCCAGATAGAGAAGGGGAGGCTATCTCCTGGCATATTATGCAACGGCTTGATGGAATTAATAAGCCAATAAAGCGAATTACAGTTAATGAAATAACTAAAAAAGCAGTTCTTGAAGCTATAAAAAATCCAAGAGATCTTGATATGAACTTAGTAAGGGCACAAGAAGCAAGGCGATTCTTAGATAGAATCGTTGGCTTCACCGTTTCTCCATTTTTAATACATTTTTTTGGACCAAATCTTTCCGCCGGTAGAGTTCAATCAGTAGCCGCAAGAATGATAATTGATAGAGAAGAAGAAATTGATGATTTTAAGCCAGAAGAATATTGGACAATAAATATAAAATTTTCTAATAGTAATCAAGAAAAATTTAATGCCAAATATGAGGGAAAATTATCAAATAAGCAGGATACTGATAAAGTTTTAAATGCTATTAAAAATGTAGATTTTGTTGTAGCGAATATAGATGCTAAAGACGAAAGTCGTAAACCTAATCCGCCATTGACAACAACTAAATTGCAACAAGTCATGTCAAAAAGTTTTAACATATCGCCAGAAAGAACAATGAAGGCGGCGCAATGGTTATACGAAAATGGGTTTTGTTCATACATTAGAACTGACTCGACTAGAATTAGTGACGAGGCTTTAAAAGAATGTAGAGATTGGTTGAAATCAAATAATTATTCAGTTCCTAAAAAAGCGAATGTTTATAGCGTGAAAGCGTCAGCAGCAGACGCTCATGAATGTATCAGACCAACAGATGTTAATTTGATTCCATCAAATTGTAAGGAAATAATAACACAAGATGAGAAAAAAGTTTACGAAATAATATGGAAATATTTCGTAGCCAGTCAAATGGAACCAGCGATTTATAATACTATTAAAATAAAAATAAATCCATCTAATAATAAAAATATAGAATTTAAATCTTCTGGAAAATGTTTAATATCCAAGGGCTTCTTCGAGATACTTGGAGTTAATGATGATAATAAAATAGACATACCAAATTTATCAAAGAATGAAAAATTGAATATTAATAATTCTAAAGATATATTGCCTGAGCAAAAATTTACTCAGCCACCACCAAGATACTCTGAGTCTTCTTTTCTAAAAGAATTAGAGACCAAAGAAATTGGTAGACCTGCTACTGTCGCAGATATGGTGTCTAAAATTCAGGCTAGAAGTTATGTTGAAAAAAAGAATAATATTTTTTATCCAACTGAATTGGGTAAAAAAGTTAATAAAATTTTAAAAGACATATTTTCTTTTGCAGAAATAAATTATTCTGCTCAATTAGAAAAACAATTAGATTTAATTGCTGAAGGTAAATTGGATTATTTAGATATGTTAAAATTATTTTATACTAATTTTAGCCAGCAAATAGCAGTTGCTTATAAAAACCAAGGGGCTACAATATGTGAGTGCGGATCTCCTCAAAAATTATTAAATGGTAAGTATGGTAAATTTTATGCTTGTTTAAACAATCATAAAAAAACTTTTGAAGCTGCCTAATAAAAGTTCAAATGAATAATCGGACACTGATATATATTGATTGAACACTTCATGAGTGTTACGAATAAACGAGGTTAGTTGACAGACATGGATGATGATATTAAAAATAAGAATGAAAAACAATCTAGAGCTATTTCGAGAGGGGGTGATTTAGTACAAGATAGCGTCGGAACAAAGTTTGATTATATTCAAGCTGTACAATCTGTTCCAATTCAAGTTCAAGTTCAAAATAATTTTGACAGAGCTATGAAGGCTTTTAGAGCCCTCGTCCAAAAAGACAGAATTCTCTCTCTATATAAAGAGAAGCAGAGGTATGAAAAGCCATCTGATAAAAAGCGCAGAAAAAATAATGAATCACAGCGAAAATCTTTAGAGTTTGATAATAAAGAATTTAAAAGCAAAAAAAGAGATCGCGATCAAGAGCAAACAAAAGAGTAATTAGGTAATTAAGGTATTACAATGAGTGATGTTTTAAAAAATCCAAAAAGGAATAAGCAAGAAATTAAAAAAAATAGATATGTTCCAGAATATAAAAAATATGGGATTATACCTAATAATTTCTCGGAAAGCAAAGTCATTGTAATACCTAATTCTAAAAAGAATATTAATACTAAATTAGATAAAATAGTAAGTAGTAATAACACATTACCTCAACTATTTACAAGTAACAAAATGCAAAATAATAAAGATTATGTTGATCCATATAATTCTGAAATAGAATTTTATACGGCAGAAACAAATATTCAAGAAGATAATTACGAATCAAATGATCCTAGTGAAACTGTCACATCTGACACAGATGATGATTCATCACAGGGTGATGATGCCAGTTATGACGAACTAAATGACACTGATTCTCTAGCCGACGACGGCGATGATTCTGTAGACTTAAAAGAAGATGATAGCGACAGATGTATTTTAATTGTTGATAATGACATTATAAGTATATCTTCTTTTGAGGATATTCAATTTCAAGTAGAAAGTTTAATTTTTGGAACTCATCCCAAATTTAATAAATTAATTCAGGCAGAAGCTATAAAAGTTTATAGACGATTAAATATTAAAGTTGGAGTGTTTTTGGAGTAATCATGGAATCAAGAAAAGCCTCCGATATTCTATTATCAATAGAAAAAAAATTAGATCAGATAGTTGGTTTAATTAGCTCTAATGATTTAACCATGAAAATAGTTGCAAATAAATTGCAGTCGCTGATTGATATAGGTAATGATGATAATCATCCAAACAATTTAGATGAAATAAATAAAAATAATTTATTGCCTACCGTTTCTTTACTATCTCCTCAAAAAGAAGAAATTTTTATTAATAGCGAATTTAATATTGAAGAAGATAAAGCCCCTTCGGGAACAAGGAGAACATCTAGATCTTCCTCAGATATTTTTGATTTTGAAACAAAAGAAAATAATAAAACAGTATCTCCAGAAACTTATAATTCAGATAGGAAAATACCTATAGTACAGAGAGTCGTAGATAAAAATGGAAAATCTTTATTTCTGGCTGAAGTAGAAGTTTTAAATGAAAATTCCGTGCAAGTATGCAAAGTAAAAACTAATTCAGTTGGTAAATACCAAGCTCAATTGCCTCCTGGCAATTACAAGATAATAATAAGAAAAAATGAGCCGCTATCAAACTCTAAGCTTGAAGGAATTCAAGAAATTAAAGTTAATAGTGAGTCCAAGTTACTAGAGTTACCGATCATAATAATTAAATGATTGTGCCATGTCTAAATTTGTATTATTAATAAATTTTAATTATGAGCCATTAAACTTTATAACTGAAAAAAGGGCTTTAAAACTATATTTTAAAAATAAAGTAGACGTCATATCTAATTGGCAACAAGGAATTACATATTCTGGCGGAGAATTTAAAATACCATCTATTTTAAAATTAAAAAAATATATTAAAAGATATATTCATAATCCAATATACAGCAAATATAATCTTGTACTAAGAGATAAAAGTATCTGTCAGTATTGTAACAAATTAATTACTGGAAAGAATTTGACGCTTGATCACATTATTCCTATTTCTAGAGGCGGTAAAAGTAATTATACTAACGTAGTTGTTAGTTGCTTTAATTGTAATAATAATAAAGGCAATAGGACTCCGGAAGAGTCCAATATGCCATTATTGAAAAAACCAGAAAAGCCAAATTTTTCTTTTATTGATTATTTTGAAGATAAATTAAATGGTTGCTGGCATGAAGATTGGAAAGACTACATTCCTAGGTAATCTGAATTATTATCATTTCTTCTTTATACTCACTTTCGTTTTCTTTATTTTTAATAATTTCTATTTTTACAGGAATTTCTAATTCCGCCTGCAATTGTTCGTAATTATTTGTTGATTCTTTCTCTTTAATGAATTTAAAAAAATCGTTAGAGAAGTCCATATCAATATACTAAAATATAAGTAATTATATATGATATGTTTAAATTGTAAAAAATTAGCGCTCACCCCAGCGAATAAATATTGCCTTGGCTGTTCGGGATCATTATCTTATAAGCAGCACATAATATGTGATACTTGCTCGACAAATCAAAAAAAATGTTGTATTTGTTTAAAAAATTTATTAATTATAACTGCTGACGCAACAAAAATAGATGGTGCCAGATGCAATAGGTGCGGTAAATAATATGATTATTATTAACAATATTGATTCTTTAAAAATAAAATGCGAACAGATTTCTTCTTTAGAAGAAGCTGATTTAATAATCAAATCTTTAGAAGATGAATTAAATAGTTCGGCTAAACTCGGAAGCCCAGGAATAGGTCTTGCTGCCCCTCAATGCGGAAAATACAAGCATGTAGCAATTATAAGACTAGGAAATATATCAATTGATCTTATAAACGCTAAAATCATTAAATCATATGATGAAATTATTTTTGATGGCGAGGGATGTTTATCATTTCCTGACAAAATTTTAAAAACAAAAAGATATAATGAAATAGTTGTTGGTAATAATTTATGCTACCCTCATACTTTTACTGCCACTGGCTTATTAGCAGTAGCAATACAGCATGAACTAGATCATCTTAATGGCATAGTTTTCTACGAAAGAGAAGTCGCAAATAAAATTACTTTTGATAAAGTAAAGCCAAACGAAAAATGTCCATGCAATAGTGGATTTAAGTATAAAAAATGTCACGGGAAATAATATTTCTTGGTGATTTTAAAGATTTAAAAATTGACAACTGTATTTTATATTTTTATATAAATGATAATTTTATTCATAAAAAAATAAAATCTATTTTTTTAGAAATTAAAAATATAAATATTTATTTTATAAATATAGAAAAATTTAAAGAATATATTAAAATATATGATTTACAATCAATTCCAACAATTTTATTTTTTAAAAACAAAAAAGAAAAATTAAGATTAAAAAATATTGTAAGTCGCAATGAAATGATCAGACATATATCTGATATATATTGATTATACGCGTTTTCATACAAACATAAAAAGAAAGAAATGAGAGATAATAAAATGGAAAAAAATGTTGATCCTAAAACTAATTCTACTGCTACTACTGATGAGACTAAAAATTTTAGCCCATTAGTAATGTCAGCGGGTAAAGTAACTGAATTATCAGCAGTGGCATCGTCACCTACCCATAATATATGGGAAGAAATAAAAAATCTAGATTTAAATTTATATTCTCTGCCAAATCAAAAAGTACACATGCATTGTAAAGTCATTCCTTTAAATGAAAAGGAATTATATTTGACATCTGGTGTAGCGGGGTTTCTTCCAGCATTAGAAAATGCAATATCATCATCTTATATTGTTGAGAAACAAGATAAATACATTATTGTAAAACATGCGGAATCTAAATCAGAATCTTACGTTTCGGAAAAGCCAGCCATATTTATTCAGGGTAAATAAGGATAAAATCATGCCTTTCGATGAAGAAGAGTCTCAGCAAGCGCCAAATAAAAAATCTTTAAAAATAAATAATGATAAATCTATTTTTATAAAAAAAAATGACGTCTCTCAGCAAGATTTTGAAAAAAATATTTCTGATATGCAGGGCAAATCGGCAGAATATGCTTTGAGGGCAGCTGAATTATCATCAAATTTTAGGAAAATATTAGATGATAAATCTCTAGTCAAAAACAAAAACGTATTTCAATTAGATGTAGAAAGAGATATTTTAGAATCTCTAATAAAATTATGTATTGAAATGAATGAAGACGAAAATGAAAAAGAGTCTATGGGAGCCACTGGATTAGTGGCGCTTCTATTAAAAGCATGCCTTATTCAAAGAGATAGGATTAATAATTTAGATTTTAATTACGTACAATTGGAATCAAGAATTTTACTTCTTGAAGAAAAGCTCGAAGCTATTGCCAAAGACAAGGCGAGTGTATAATCTATGATAGACAGAGATTTAATATTGGAATTAATTTCTAAAGAAAAAGAAAAGTATTCGGAGTATTCGCAATTATGTGCTTACTATCAAATGGAAAAAGACACTCTGGCTACGGCGAAATACAGTGGGAAGATGGAGATTCTCAATCAATTACTTCAGGCATCTCAGATAACAAGAATTTAATAAATGAAGCCAATTCAATAGATTTATTGAAAATATTCAATTTATATAATATAAATATTGATAATAGAAAATGCGTTTGCCCATTTTTAAATCATAAAAGCGGAAGAGAAAGTAGCCCATCTTTTTATTTTTATCCGGAAACAAATTCATTTTATTGTTTTGGATGTAAAATAGGCACCTTGCCAGTTGACTTTGTATCAAACATAGAAAACATTGGTAGGATAAAAGCAGCGACCAAAATAATAGAATCATTTGGGTCCGAAGAAATACAAAACATTGTTAATATTAACAATAACTTTCAATTAGAGAAAAATCAATTATTAATTGATTTTTCTTTTTTTATTCATGAAAAAATTATATATTATAAAAATAATAAAGAGGCTCTTGATAAAATAGAAGATACTACTTATGTTTTTGATAAACTAAATAATAAATATGATTTAGATGTTAAAGCATTAAAAAGCACAATCTTAAAAATTAAAGATAGGATAGACGAAATATTATGTCAATTTTAATTCTTGGCGATCCGCATTTAGGAGCCTCCCAATCTTTGGGAAAGATTGGCATAGGAGCATCACTAAATAGCAGGACAGTTGACCAGATCAATTTATTAGATTGGACTTTAGAGCAAGCAATTGATGAAAATGTATCTGATATTATAGTGACAGGAGATGTTTTTGAGGATCCTAAGCCAGCGCCACATTTAATATCTTTATTTATTTCTTGGGCGAAAAAATGCCAATCAAATAATATTAAAGTTCATATTATCATTGGTAATCATGATATCTTAAGATCTGGAAATTTTTATACATCTCCACTGGATATTATTTCTGAAGCAGAGATAGAGAATATTAATGTTTATAAAAACATTGATACTTTATTTATAAATAATTCAGCTTTTACTTTAATTCCTTTCAGAGATAGAAAATCATTTAATTGTCAAAATAATTCTGACGCTATTATATTATTAAGAGATATCATAAATTATGAATTGTCATCAATACCTTTGACATATAAAAAAATAGTTGTTGGTCATTTATGTCTTGAGGGGTCTATACCTATGGGCGATGAAATAGATGACATGGCTAATGAATTAATGTGCCCGCTAGACATGTTTGCAGGATATGACTATGTATGGATGGGTCATGTTCACAAGCCCCAGGTTATGTGCGACAAGCCTCACATTGCGCATATAGGAAGTATGGACATTTCTAATTATGGCGAGACTGAGCAAGAAAAAAATATCATCATATATAATGACGGTCATTTTTTAACAAAAAAAATACCAACAAGAAACCTAAAGAAAATAACAATTGTAGTTCCAAAAGATACGGAAAATACAACAGCTTATGTAATTGATAAATTATCTGAAATAAAAGATTTTAATAAATCAATAATTAAATTAGAGGTCTCACTGTCTTCGGCAGATCTATTATCGATAGATAAAAAAATAATAGAAAAATGCCTATATGATAAGGGAGTATTTAATATTTCTAATTTTTCAGAAAATAAAAAAATTAATTTTATAAAAAAAGAAGGGCAGGATATATTTAAATCTGTCACAGAAATGTCGGCTATTAAACTATATTCTGATACTTTTATTGAAGAAAAAAATAGAAACATATTTATAGAATTGGCTTCCGAAGTTTATTCAGAATTTAAAAATGAAGTTAAGGATTAATCTTGAAACCAATTAAATTATTTATTGAAAATTTTATGTGCTATGAAAAGAGCGAGATAGATTTCACGTCTTTTAACTCTGCCGTTATTATTGGAAAAGTAGAAGGCAATGACTTGTACTCTAATGGAGTTGGCAAGACTACTATTTTCAAAGCAATTGAATATGTTTTATTTAATCATTCAAATGCAAATTTAGAAAAAATAATTAAAGAAGATAGTAATTTTTGCAAAATTATTTTTGATTTTTTTATAGATAATAAAACTTATAGGATAACTAGATCAAGAACAAAAAAATCATCTATATCTGATTTATCATTTTATGAGAGAAATTCAGTAGAATCAGATAACGCTCATATTTTTGATACTGATAATTTGTTATGGGACAATAAGACCAGCAGGAGAGCCATAGATACAGAAAAAGATATTAATAATTTAATTAAATTAAATTATAAATCTTTTATAAGTACGGTTCATTTTGCGCAGAATGATATGTCCGGACTAACAACTGCTACGCCAGAAAAAAGAAAGCAAATATTAAAAGAGGCACTTCAACTATCAGTTTACTCAAAATTAGAAAAGATCGCAAAAGATAAATATAATTCTATTTCAAAAAAATTTGATAAAAATAAAATAATTATAGAGACTCTAGGAGACTGTGAAAAAGAAATTACTATCATTAACGATAGATTAAATGAATTAAATTCTTTTATTATAGAAGGCGATAAAAACTTATCTAATTTAAAGATTAAATTAGAAAAAAATAATACTGACTATAACATAATTAATTTAAAAATTAATTCAATCAGGAGTGACCAGTCATCTACTATAAAAACAATAAAATCAATCTCTGAAATTATTGTTGGGTTAAAAAATTCAATTGAATCATTAACGGCTAAAAAGTCTAAAATTGCATCACAATCAAAAGAAATAGTTAATGAACTGAAATCTCTAAAAGAAAATAAAGAAAAAATAAATATATCTAATTTTGATAAATTAGATGACATTAAGTCTTCTTTAGAAGAAAATAAAAAAATATTATTAAATAATAATTTTATTATTAAAAATAATATAGATAAAATCAATGAATTAAATAATCAATTAAAATTCTTTACAATTAATGATTCATTAGCAAGTTGCAAACATTGCAAGCAAGAACTAAATAAAGATCATACAGAAAAATGTAAATCAGAAATTCAATTAGAAATTGAGACTCTTTCTACTCAAAATAAAAAAATAAATGAAGATAATAAGTCTTTAAAACAAAAATGTGATGAGTCAATACAAAATATAAGCGTAATTGAAAATAATATAAAATTATTATTAAAAATAAATAGTGATTTAAAATCTTTTGAAGAAAAATTTATAGAGAATAAATCTATTTATGATGATTACAATAGAAATATTATGTCTTATAAAAAATCATTAGAAGATAATGAAATAATTTTACTAGAAAATAAAAAATTATTAAATAATCAAAATGATACTGAGCTAAAAGAACTTGATGTATCTCTTATCAAAATGCTTAGTGATAAAAAAAATTATCAATTTGAAATTGATCAAATATCATTATCTATTGCAAAATTAACTAATGACAAATCGGTACACTCGCATATATTAGAGCAAAAAAATAATGATATGCAAAAATCAAATGAATTATTAAAAGAAAATAATTCTCTTGTGGAAAAATTATCGATTTATCCTTTAGTAATAGATTCTTTTGGATCTTACGGAATACCGGCAGTAATAATACAAAATATGTTAGATGATTTGCAGGTGGAAACAAATAACCTTTTATCTCAATTAAGACCAGGGTTACAACTGTCTTTTGCTATTGAGAAGACAAAAAATGACGGCACACAAGATGATACCCTAGATATTCAGTACCTACTAAATGGTAAACAAAGGGATTATGAGCAGCTATCAGGCGCGATGAAAATTATTGTAACTTTTAGTTTAAAACTTGGGCTGTCATTTCTTTTACAAAAGACTATGGGTGCTGATATAAAAATACTATTATTAGATGAAATAGATCAGCCATTAGATAAGGCTGGGATTGATGCACTATATGATATAATTAAATTTTTTCAAAAAGATTTTACTATTCTTGTGATAACTCACAATGATAGAATGAAACAAAAATTTAATAATGGCATTTTAGTAGAGCAAGATATTAATGGTACTTCACGAGCTAAAGTAGTGGAGAGTTGGTAATGTTAAAATACAAGATAGCTTTGGTTGGCAAGGCAAACAGCGGTAAAAATACAGTGGCTAATATGTTAGGATCTAACATATCTCGGCATTACAGGTCAATCGCATTTGCCGATCCTATCAAAGAAATGGTGCTAACAATGTTTACGGAAGCAAATAAAGAATGTTTGTTTGGTCCATCAAATCTTAGGAGCCATATTATACCAAAAGCATTTAAAAATGGAAAGCCATTAACATATAGAGATAGCTTAATTGATCTAGGAGAGCTTGGCAGGAGTTATAATCCTGATATATGGGTTGAAAAATTAAATGAAGTCTTATTAAAGATAAACTCATTTTCAGGACATGATGGAATAGAAACAGTAATTGTTTCAGATACTCGCCGACTAAATGAACTTAAATTTTTAAAACAAGAGAATTTTTATTTTATTAAAATAATTAGAGAGTCTTCTCTTAAATTAAATCATAATACAGAGACAGATCAGGACGGAATAAAAAATGATCAATTTGATTCTATTATAGATAATAATGGATCTATTGAAAATCTTAAAAATAATATTAATACTATAATACCTTTTTTATATAAAAAATTTACATAATTAAAACTATAATATAGCATATAATATATGAGTAATGTTCTATTAAAGAAAGAAATTATTGATAAATATAATAAAATGGGTCAAGAAAAATTTAACCGTTTTCTCGTAGCCTATTGTTTAAATATATTAATAAATATACGTGAAGGCAATAATAAAGTAATGTTGCCTCATATTGAATTATTAAATTATTATGATAAATTTTTAGCTGCTTACAGATCCGAAAATAAAGAGCAATATCTAGAAATTGCCTATAGTTTCAGGAAAATAGCTCATAAAATATATAGAATATCATTAAAGAAAAAAATAACTGAAAAAAATTTAAAATTTTTAAATATTGTTTAAACTATTATTTTAACATACTATTATTTAGTATAAAAGATTTCACATGTCAGTTATTAATATATCAATAATAGATTCAGAAGAGCAAATTGTTTCTGGGGTACCTAGATTTGTTAATATTTCCGCAAATATACCTAGCGCAATATTTTATACTTTAGATGGTAGCGACCCAACTATTGACTCTACAATTTATATTGATAAAATTTTATTATCCAGACTACCTTCAAATAATGTAGAAATTATTCTAAAAGTTTTTGCTACAAATGGAATTGACACTTCTCCTATTATTACTAACATATATGAGCCTGCTTTAACAAATGACATAAGATATTATAGAGGCGATACTAATCAGCAACCAAACGATGTTGTAGCAACAAATTCTAAATTTCCATTTGGCTCAGATTATAATCAGTCAAACGTAATATTTACTGGACCTCCAGGAAATTTAGGAATTATAGTAGACGACCCAGAATTGCCGCAAATATCAAATGGTTTTGATGGGTACCAAAGCCCTAATAATTTTACAAATTTAGAATTTAATTCAAAAAATTATAATATAATATATTCTACTACAAACTCACAAGGCGAATCTGGCAGAGGGATTGGCAATTTACCTGGTAATGTAACAATAGAAGTGCCAACCCCTCCGCCAGAGACATCAGATGTTAATAATAAATATTTTAATCCAAAATCTTTTATAATTTTTCAAGATTACGTTAATGACGATCCTGCAAAGCCGCCAGTAATCAATAAGATGTATTATACTAATATAAATCCAGAGACTGTTAGAGACGGCGCATATTTCCTGAATACTGGATTAGAAAACCAAACTACCACTGGCAGTTTCTTAAGAAGTCATTACAATCCAAGAACAAAAAATATTACTTATTATTATTTTGACCGTGTATCATTATCATGGATAATCAGTACTCAACCTTACCAGCCAACCAATAAAGATCCTGGCAATTTTTCAGGCATGGTTAATGGCAGAGACACTAATACTGCCGGATTTGTATTTAATTGGGTTTTATGGAAAAGAAGAATTTTATTTTAATATTATTATTTGCGTCCCTTGATATAGAGGCACTGTACAATTAAACGTTAAGTGCAAAAAAAATGACAGAAAAATTAATAAGTGCCGACCAGCTTATAAAGCTAAGTGTGTCTAAAACTAAAACTTTTTTAAATTGCAAAAAGCAATATAAATTTACTTATATAGAGAAATTCCCAAGAAAAACTTGGGATTTTCATATTTTTGGAACTTTTTGTCACAAAGTTTTAGAGGAGTTTCATATTGCTTATATGAATGGCAGCACTCAGCCTTTCAATAAAGAAATGTCTATTGCTTATAAAACAGCAGTAGCAGAGTATGGTGATAAAATGTCTCCTCAATCCGTAGAGGATTGCAAAAAAATAATACATAGCTATCTTAAAAAGATATATAAATCAGGGCTAGATAATATAACTGGGGTTGAGAAAAGGTTCAATCTGCCAATAAGCGACACCATTACTCTTAATGGCGCTATAGATAGAGTTCAAATAGACAAAGACGGTGTTGTGCATGTGGCTGACTATAAGAGCACAAAAGATAAAAAATATCTTGTAAATGATTTCTTCCAGCTGTTAACGTATGCGTTTGTTATGATTAGCGAAGATCCGTCATTGACAAAAGTCAGGACAAGCTATATCATGCTAAGGCATGATTTTGAGTATATTACTGAAGAATTTGAAAAAGAAGATATTTTAAAAATAAAACAAAAATATATAGATTATGCTGAAAAAATCTTAAAAGAAGATCAATTTTTAGCATCGCCATCTCCTCTTTGTAAATATTGCGATCATCTTGAGCGATGCGAAGAGGGGCTCAGGCGCACATCTAAAGATAAAAGCAATTATAAAAATAATTTTTTTGGCGAAACTAATTGGTAATTTTTATTATAAAAAAAGAAATTAAAAGGAGATAAAATGGAAATTCAAACAAACGAAATAGAATATTGTAAGCTTAATGTTATATGCTCTTCTTCTAAAGAAGAATTAGATGCCAAGACAACAGAGGTACTAGACGCTTTTAAGCGTGCGCCTGTTCCAGGAAACAGGAAAAACAAAGCCTCTCTGGAATCTATTAAGTTCCATTATAGAAACCAAATTAGCGAATCAGTTAAACGTGCAATGGCAGAGGCGTGCTTCCATGAGACTCTATTTCAAAAAAATGTTAAGCCAGTAGTGTCACCGCAGTTTACTTCTTTAAATATTACTGATGGTTCTTTCAAATGCGAATTTACACTTTATACAAAACCAAATTTTGATTTAGGAAAATATAAAGGTTTTGAAATACCTAAACCTCATATTGATGAAACGCCAGAAATTATTGCTGCAAAAATGATGCAGGAACTTAGGGAAAATGCCGGAACATCAGAACAATTTACTAGTGATGATATTGTTCAATTAGGAGATAATATTATTATTGATTATGATTGCTTTGATGGAGACGTTATGATTAAAGAGGCTTGCGCTCAAGGAGATATTATACTTGTAGGCAAGACATCATTATCAGAATTTGATAATAATCTAATAGGCATGAAGCTTGGTGAAGTTAGAGAATTTAATTTCTCTGTACCAGAGAATGCAGTATCAATTATAAAAGGCAAGGTAGTAAGATTTGTTGTTACTTTAAACTCCGGATCTAAAACTGTTCCTCACGCACTTAATGATGAGTTGGCTCAAAAATTTGCATCAGAAAATATTGATGATTTGACATCTAAAATTAATATGGCGGCATCTAAAAGATATGAAGATTCTTTACTTGTTAAAAAAATAGAAAATATTACAGGCATTCTTCTGGAGGGTTCTAATATAGATGTACCATCTTGGCTTTCTTTGCAAGAAGCGCAATATCTTTGCTCGTCTAATAAGGGTGACTGGAATTCTCTTACTGAAGCAAATAAACAGTCGCTACTTGACGCTGGAGCAAAGAATGTTAAATTATCTTTGATTCTTGAAAAAATAAGAGAAGAGGAGCCTGATTGTCAATTAAGCGACGAAGAGGTCGTTCAAATTATTAAAAATAATTTGTCTAAGGCAGACCTTAAAAAATCTGTTGAAGAATCTTTAAAAGATTTAAATTCAGGTGGTTATTTACAAGTATTAATTAATCGTGCTCGTGATGAGCACACAATGCAATTTATAATTAACTCAAGCACAATTGTTGAGTGAATAGGAGAGAAATTATGACAGATGAAAATTCATTTCCGGATAAAATTTTAAAAAAATTACCAACAGGATTTGCTGATGATGCAAATAGCCTTAGTAAGGAAGAATTAAAAAATACTATTTATCAGTCGGAAGCTAACGTTTATACTATTGATAAAGAAAAAGAAGATGACCACAAATTAAATGGGGCAAAAGATCTTATTAAAGAACTTTCGGCGCCATATCGTGAGGCAAAATCAGCTCAAATGGCAAAAATAAGATATTGCTTATGGCTTCTCGAAACCAAGGGCGAGAACTTCGGCGGAACATCCGAATGAAATGAATTTTAAAAATAATTCTGTAAAATCATGTTGTGGATCTAGTTCTCACGTATATAAATTAGATAAAATACTACATAAAGATTTTTTAAAATTATTTGTGATTCATGGTTTTACGGAACTTAAACATTTTACGGACGTCAATATTCTATATATTGAAAGCCCACAGTTAATAGTGACTGGGGCTTTCGGATCTGATAATTTACAATTAAAATGCAAAATTAAAGAATGTCAGAAATATATTGAGGAGTTTGATAATATTCTATTAAACCTGGGGTAGTTATGAATCAGGCGAATTATTCTGTGACAATAAAGAAAATGTCTCATCAATATGAGATGATTGCTTTGATATACCATGAAAGTGGTCACGCCATAACTGCATTATTAAATAATATGCAAGTCCCATCGATCATAATTAAGCCCGCTAATGTTAGCGGGCTTACTTATTATAACTTAGCTGATTATGATTTAGAGGATGAGGCACTACATAAAAAAATTTTATTATCTGAAATTTCTGTATTTTATGGCGGGCTGACCGCCGAAAAAATTTATTATAAAAAAATGACAGGATCAGACAAATTTCCAAATACATTAAAAAATGGTTCATGGTCTGATATTTCAATTATTTCAGATATAATCACACGAAATAAATTGGCTAGTGCGGGCGCAGCGCGCCGCGAGCTTAAAAATAAAATATTTAAAGACACTCATGCCCAGCTTGATAAATACTGGGAAGATGTGCAGCTTATAGCACACACGTTGTATAAGCGTAAAAAGCTAAAATATAAAGATATTAAAAAATTATTACTTATCAAATCAATAAATAAAGATTTTTGGAAAGAAAAATTAAAAAATATTGATTTTATATTTAAATCAAATAATTTAATGTCTAGTAATCAGTATAAAACTTTTATAACAAATTAAATTAATATATTCAATGTTGTGATGTGCCAAAAATTACAAGTTAATTTTTGAGATCCTTATTGGACGATGCATCATAATAAAATATATAGGAGAAATCATGAGTTACGTAAGCCTGCATAATTATACGCACTTTTCTATTCTTTATTCTTTAATTTCTCCTAAAGATATTTTTTATAAAGCCAAGGAGCTAGGGCACACCGCCATAGGTATATGTGATCTTGGCACTATGGCAAGTGCATGGGATTGTTTAAAATATTCTAAAGAAACTGGCGTAAAACTTATAATTGGATGTGAGTTTAATTTTGTAAATAATACCGCCAATAAAGAGTCAGAGAGATACAGGAATATAATCCTTTATGCAAAGAATGCCAAAGGATATTTTAATTTATTAACAATAAATAAATTAGGCTTTGATAACTCCGCGCTTTTTACTAAAAAAGTTTATCCAATTATTGATTGGAATATATTGCAGAAATACAGCGAGGGTCTAATTTGCTTAACTTCCGGCGGAACCGGAATAATTTCTCAGCTCATAATGAGTAGAAATTATGAAGAAGCAAAAAATCAAATTCAAAAATTAAAAGATATTTTTGGAGAAAATCTTGCACTTGAAGTTCAGGCAAATAATTTTACCAGAAGATCATCTGCATTTAATGATAATATTGATCAAAAAACAATTAATTATCAATTAATTAAATTATCAAAAGAATTCAATGTAAAAGTTGTAGGTACTTCTAATTCTCTTTATCTAAATAAAGAGGATGCAGATAAGCATGACGTTTTATTAGCAATAGGTTTGCATCAACCCAAATCTTCTAATTTTAGAACAAAATATGATCCGGAAAATTCAAATTTTTATTTTAAAGATGAAAATGAAATGAAATCATTTTTTAATAGAAACTTTCCTGAAATATCAGATGAAATCTGTGACAATACAGAATTTTTCTCTAATATGTGCGAATATCCTGCATGGATAGATCCTAAATTTTCAAATCCATCTGGCAAAGAATTGCCAGTCTTTCCAATTAAAGAAGAATCAGATTATGAGGAATTTCTGGCGTGGAAAGAAACCAACAAAGATTTTATTAAAACTATCGATGAATACAAGCTTGATGAGGATAAATTATATCTTAGATTTAAATGTAAGTTAGTACTTGAAAAATTAACTTTTAGCGACAAAAAAGTTTATGAGGATAGGCTTGATGAGGAGCTTGATGTTATTGAATATCGCGGCTTTTCAAGCTATATGCTTATTGTAGCCGATTATGTTCATTGGGCTAGAAGTAATAATATTTCTGTTGGTCCAGGTCGAGGCAGTGTGGGAGGCTCTTTGGTAGCCTATCTTTTGCGTATTCACCAAGCTGACCCAATTAAGTATGGATTGATTTTCGCAAGGTTTCAAAATAAAGAAAAAACAGCTTACCCCGATATTGACCTTGACTTCTCTCCATCAGGCAGAGAATTGGTTCAAAATTATTTGCGACAAAAATATGGCAATGATAGGGTAGCCCACGTTAGCAACGTAATGACAATTACGCCAAAAGTTTATGCGCGTGATATTGCTAGGACTTGTGAGTTTGGAAATTCAAAAGAAGATGCAATTAAAATTGGTACAGAAATTGCTGACTCTTTGCCTAAAGAAATTACAAGCATAACATCAGCACTAGATAAAGTACCATTGTTTTCTGAATATGCTAAAAGATATCCGGCATTAAAAGACTACTCAGATATTAATGGAAAATATCGCGCATGGTCTACTCATGCCGGAGGAATTGTTATTAGCGAGAGACCTCTAGCCGGATTAGTACCAATCCGAAAAGATAAAGATGGTCTATGGGCGCTAGAATATGATAAAGACCGCGCAGAAGAGAGCGGATTAATTAAAATGGATATTCTGGGTCTTAGTACGCTAGATATTATAGATGAAACTCATAAGCTTATTAAACATGCCGGAAAAGAAATACCAAACATTGATTTTGCCATATATGATGATAAGACATACGATCTAATTAGTGCCGGTGATACTTTTTGTGTTTTCCAGTTGGGCACAAGTGCCGGTACAATTGATTTGTGTAAAAAAATAAAACCAAAAAGTATTGAAGACATTTCTCATATCAATTCGCTGGCACGCCCTAGCGCCAGAGATATTAGAGAAGATTTTATCGTTACTAAAGAAGGCAAAAAACAAGTAGCCATGATGCATGACTCTTTGAATAGGGCATTTGGTGAAACTTATGGTTTTGGACTATATGAAGAAAGTCTAATGTATTTGGCGCAAGATGTTGCCGGATGGAGCTTGCACGAAGCTGACCGTTTAAGAAAATTAACAAAAGAGAAGGGATCAAAGGGATCCAAAAAAGTTGAGCAATGGAGAAAAGAATTTATTGAAGGCGCTGTAAAGAATAATATTCACGAATTAATAGCTACTAAAATCTGGGATGAGGTAATTTCAAATTTCAGTGGATATGGTTTCAACAAATCGGTGTCAGTTTTTGAAAACGTTAATATATATAGTCCAGAAGGAGATTTTCTACATTGCAAACAAATAGGAGATGTTGTGCCCGGAGACTATGTTCGTTCAAGAGATGAAGAGACAAAACAGGATATCTTTTTGAAAGTTAAAGACAAGCACGATCACGGAATTCTCAATCTAGTAGAAATTGAACTAGATACCGGAGAAAAAGTAAAATGCACAATCGATCATAAGTTCAGAACGATAGAAAACTCAGAGATGCTACCATTGTGGCAAATACTTAGAGACAATTTATCAATTGTAGTAAACAAAAATGAGCAACCCGCATAGGTAGCGGTTACTTTATCTTGTAAAGCAGGATTAGTTTTTTATAAAATTGAGGAAGCATATAAATGCGCTGTACAACAATCAGTAGCGTAATTATATTGCCTCTACTAGAGGTTTATTATGTCAAATATTAAGTCAGTTAAATTAATTGGTTCGCAACAAACATATGATTTAGAGGTAGATCACCCAGATCATCAATATTATTTATCTAACGGAATGTTAACATCTAATTCACACTCCATTCTTTACTCCATGATTAGCTATCAAACTGCTTATCTAAAAGCGCATTTTCCAATTGAATTTCTTATGGCGAATTTAATTGAAGAACTAAAATCAAATACTCCGGATGCACCGGCTAACATTGAAAAGATTAAAAAAGAAATCAAGAAATACAAGGTAAAAATTCTTCCGCCAAATATTAATAAGTCTGATCTTCATTATAAACTTATTGATAATAATAAACTTTTAACCGGTTTAAGTGCGCTAAAGTTTGTGTCAAATGATGCTATTGAAGATATTATATCTAAAAGACCATTTAATTCATTTTTTGATTTTATGGCAAAAGTTGATAGCAGAAAAGTACGAGCCAATACAATACAGGCTCTGGCTTCCGTGGGCTGTTTTGATGATTTTGGGATTAGTAGAAAACTTATTTTTTATTATTGTCAAGATTTCAGAAAAAAACTTCAAACATGGATGAAAAAACATGATGCTACCAAGGAAATATTTGAGTATCCTTGGACAGAAAATGAAAATTGGTCGCCAAAAGAATCGTATTCTTTAGAGCTGCATTATTTGGGAGAAAGTTTTACTTATAAGAAGCACAATATTTACCCTGATTTTTTTAATGATCCTAACACTACTCCTATTTTAAAAATTAAAAAAATGAATAATAAAGACAAGGTAAAATCAGTTAAAGGCGAAATAAAAAATTTCATTGAATTAAAAGTTAAAAAACAAGAAAGCAAATATTACGGCAAAGCGATGGTTAAAGCCGTTATCGAAGATATATATAGTAACCAATGCTATATTACAATATTTCCTGACAAATGGGAAGAAGTACAAAAAAGAATTAAAGATTTAAATAAAAAATATAATTTTGACATAGGTTGTATCATACACATGTCTGCAACAGTGAATAATTATGAGGATGATAATAATCTTATATTAAATGGTCTTTATAATTTTATTCCGCCTCCAGAATTGCCAATCGATCTAAAAGCGAGAAAGGTTTCTATGAAAAGAGAAAAATCTCTGAATAAATCAGAAATTAATAGTACTGATTTATTCTCTAATATAGAATCTGACTTATTAGATGACGGTTTAATCGAAGATAGCGAAGAATTTTAGAATCATTTGATATATTAAAATTAAAGGTAAAACCATGAAATGTATGTCATGTTCAGAGCAAATAAATTCAAAATTTAAATATGCAATCGAATCAAATACTTGCCCGTTTTGTGGTTCCGTTATTATGGAAGAAGAGCTAAGAAATCTTCTTACAGAACTAAGAGTAATTTTTGATAAATTACAAAATTATCCCGAAGAGCTAAAAGATTTTTTACAAACTAATTTTAGTTTAATTAATGCCTCGGATGTAAAGCCATTATTATCAAGCAAAGTTATTAGTGATAATTTTGATTCATCACAAGATTCAGGTTCAAAAAATTCTGCAGAGCCATTATTAAATCAAGAAAAAATGAATATGTTGATGCGCCGTGCAGATACCATTAAAATTAATGGCAAAGCAAGTCATCTAAAAGATTTAGTCAGTCAGATAAAATCTGGAAGAAACATAACTGAATCTAGTGATGATCTATCAGATGTAGAAATAGATGCTTTAGATAGAAACGAATTATCAGAAATGCAATCTTTTGTTAGCTCACAAGCCTCTGCCGGAGGCTTAGATGAATTTATGACTGATGCACCTAGTGCACAAGATTCTGAATTTGATGATGAAATACCGGCACATGTATTAAATTTTGCAAATAAAAAAACAAGATCATCAGATCATAATTCAAAAGATTTGGCAAGATTACAGAACATGGTTAATAAAGCTAGGTCAGGCAGCGGCATAATAAACAGATCAGGGTAATCATGTCTAAAAGAATAGTTGATTCAAAAGTCATAGATATGACTGATAGTGAATGGCAGCTCTACCAAAAAATTTGTTTATCTTATACTAAACCAAATTTTAAAGGAGACGATCTATTTAGAGGTTTATTTCATACGGATGAAGAAACTGGTTTTATTTTATTTTTAATACCACCAACAACTTTCACGTCTTTTGAAATATACTTCTTTTTATCATCATTAATGATGCAGCAACATTTGCGTCAAATGCATGCCCAGATTGATGATATGGTAACTCAGGTCAAAGACAAATTAAAAGAAGTGAAATAATTTCTTTTAATTTGCAATCGCACGAATAAGATATATATTACACACCAGAAAGAGAGGCGTGAATATGTCACAACATACATTAGGCTCATTAATTGGCGCAGACCTAGAAGAAAAATTTCAAAATTTTGATTTAACTGAAGTTCAAGAGCTTTTATCTGAATTGCAAAGCACAGACGTAATAGATCTTGCTCATGCGGAAAACTTGCAAAGATTATCTTTGCGCGGAGCCGACATTCTTTCAGAATACATGGGCAGAATGATTAAAACAGTTGGGTATTTAGAGAGTCAACTTAATAAGGTAAAAAATAAAGTTGCTCTTGAATACAAGACTGCCGATGGCAAAACTACTATGGATTTAAGAAGATTTGCCGCAGAGGCTTCTCCTGAAGTAGAAGAAATTAATATTAAATTAGCGAAAGCTAAAGCTGGCAAATTAGTTTTAGATAAAAAATTTGATATTTTAATTAGAAGCCATCACTATTATAAAGATTTAGCTTCTGGATACAAAAAGACAATTGTGGGTCAATCAAATATCAATCCAACTAGAGAAAAAATGCCCGAGGGCTGGGAGTAGATCATGTCTAAATTACAAGAATTTTTTAAAAGTTTCGCAGAGGCTGATGATGAGTTGGGATTCCATATTGCATCGGACGTTGTAGATGAGCTTGTAGATACCGTTGGCACAGGGTCTATATTACTTGATGATGCGCTATCATCTGGCGGCTTGCCTTGCGGAAGAATAATTCAATATTACGGTCCATCAGGATCAGGTAAAACATTGCTTAGCCTGTGCGCAATAAGAGAGGCTCAGATAAAAAATCCAGAATCTATGCAAGTATTTATTGATGCCGAACAAACGTTTTCTCCAGCTTGGTGTGAAAACTTAGGCATCGACGTTTCTAAAGTAATAATAGTTGACGGAGACCTAGCTTCAAATGGAAGAAAATGTTTCCAGATGCTTTTAGGAGTACCAAAAGAAGATAAATCAAGTCATATTCTTGTCGGCAAGAAAACAGAAGGAATGCTTGATAAGATTAGGAATAATGAATTAGATATTAATCTAATTATTTTAGATTCACTTGGTGCAATTATACCACCAATAGAAGATGTGGCTATTATAGGCAAATCAAACATGGCTACTCTTGCTAGATTTTTAACTAGCGTTATGAAAAAGCTCTCACTAGAGGTTAAAAAAGCAAAAATACCATTTATTGTTATAAATCATAAAAGAGAAAATATGGATCCATATGGAGCAGATCACACTTATTCTGGCGGAAATTCATATACTCACTTCTTAAGTGCAAATGTTTATTTCGTAGCTCCGCAAAGAAAAGACGCTCAGATAACTGATGAAAAAGAGCGTCGTACAGGAACTATATTAAAAGCTAAAGTTGAGAAAAGTAAATTTGGACCATGGCCGCGAGACTGCGAGTTTAAAGTAGATTTTTCTCAAGGAGTAGTTGACAAACATGAAGAGGTAGCTAAATTAGCTCTTGAGTACGGAATAGTTCAAAAGCCTAACAATGTTTCCCATGTTTATGGGGATCAAAAATGGGTTGGAGAATCAAAATTCTTTGAAGCATTAAAAGAAGATCCTGCATTAATGCAGGAAATTAAATCAAAAACAATTCAAGCAAGAATTTTAAAAAATGAAGAAAAAAGAAAACGTCAAAATGAAGCGAAATCTTCTATTGAATCTGACTCGGAATCTGACTCTGAATCAGAGTCATTTTTAGAAGGATTAAAAACAAAAAAGAAAGCCAAGGTTTAGTATGACTGATATAGCAGTAAATCAAACATCTATAGTTTTGCCTAGTGTAATATCAGCCACTAAGCCGCCTTATCTAATTGATTTAGTAGACGGCAAATCTACCAAATATTTCCTCACATTAGAGCCACCTGTAATAGAGGAAAATTTTGTAAAGGTTAAGGGATTATTTATAAATAATAAAGAAGATTTTATAAATGTACTATCAGACATTGACAAAACGCAAGTAGTAGAAATATTATTCCCGTGGCACAGGATACTTCAAATAAAGAACTTATCGTTCAAAATGAAATAAAGAAAGAAAGAACAAAAAAATGCAAACACGACGAACACACACAGACACACAGACGCGCGTACACAGAATGAACTCCATATTTAATGGAGTACTTCAAGTAATTCGTAATTCAAAAAATGGAGAATGGGTTGGTACAATGACTCAATTACGTAAACAAGTTTCAAGGCTTGTTGGAAGTACCACTGTACCAGGATCGCCTTCAGCAATGAGAGTTACAGTAAATAATATTCTGCGACGTATTCGTAAAGCCGGAGTAAGCGTAAAGTTTGGAAGATCATCTGATTCAACCAGAACTCGCTATGTTAAATTCATAACGCGCTGATACTACTAATTTAGCATATTAATAGGGCTAAATTAGCCTTCTCAAAATGATTGCTCGCGGAATTACCGCGAGCAATTTTTATAAAAATATAATTAAATTAGTCAAAATAAAATCTTTAATGATTAAATATATGACAGAATAGGAAAAAATAAAATGAGTACATATGGTGAAATTTCTTGGGATGATGAAGTTAGTACAGAAAAGAAAAATAGCAAAGATACCTTTCTAAGATTAGAGGAAGGCGCGAATGTATTGCGCTTAGTAACTAAGCCATATCAATATCTTGTGCACAGATATAAGAAAGAAGGCGATCCAGGATACGGTCAAAAAGTTTATTGCTCCACTCCATCTGACGGCAAATGCCCTTTGTGTGTAGCTGGCGATAAAGCAAAACCACGCTGGTTTATCGGCGTCCTTGACAAGAAAAGCCAGTCGGTAAAAATTCTAGATATATCTTTCTCGGTATTCTCTCAGATTAGAAATCTTGCTCGTAATACAGATGTATGGGGAGATCCTCAGAAATATGATATTAATATCTTTGTAAATAAAAATGGTGGTGCAACAGGATATTATTCTGTTCAACCAATTCCTCATAAGCCTCTTGCTGTTTCGGAACAGCAACTAAAAGATAATTTTGATGTGGATGATTTGACTCGCAAAGTAACTCCTCCTACTTCAGATCAGGTAGAAACTAGGCTTGCAAAAATTAATTCTGCAACAATTGGTAAGCCTGCATTTAAAACTGCTGCAACCAAAGTTGTGAAATCCACTCCAGTAGTTGATGTTTCATCAGACGATGATGGAGATGTATTTCCAGAATTTAATGAGTGAATCTAAATTAAACTAGATTAGCTTAGCTTAATAAAGGGAGATTGAAAAATCTCCCTTTATTTTTTTTTGATATATAACCTATATGCAAAAAGTAATTGTAGGTTGGGATATTAGTAGCGCAACAACTGCATATTGTGCTTTAAGAATAATTAATAATAATATAGAGTACATAGATTCTGGATATATTAAGCCTCCAAAAAAGGGATCAATTTTTGAAAGATTAAATTACACTAAAAAAGAGGTAATGTTAATTTTAGAAAAATATAAACCAGACGAAATAGCGATTGAAGATATCATACAGTTTATGAGCGGTGCAAGCGGCGCAAAAACAATTATTATGTTGACTCAATTCAACAGAATGATTGGATTGACTTGTTATGAATATTTAAACTCAAACCCAGAATTATATTCAGTTATGAAAATAAGGCATGGTCTAAAATTAAATAAATTATTACCTAAGAAAGAGTATATGCCGGAACTTGTATCCAAGCATTTAGGAATTACTTTCCCTTTTGAGTATGGAAAGAAAGGCGCAATAAATGTAACATCATATGACAAGGCTGACGCCATAGCTGTAGCATTATACCATTCATTAAAATTATTAAATAAATTAGGCAGTAAAAAATGAAAAGAGATGAGGCTTTTAAAATACTTGAATTAGTCCCCGATGCATCGGAAGATGAAATTAAAAAGAAGTTTAAGCAATTAGCAAGAACTTATCATCCAGATATTAATAAAAATACTGACGCAGAAGAAAAATTTAAAAAAATAAATGAAGCTTACTCCGCTATTAAAAATGGCGAGTACGATACTACATCTTCGTCGGACCCATTTTCATGGGCATCTAATGGTGATTTTAATCCTTTAGATATGAATTTTATGATTTTTCAATCATCAAAAAAAATAAATGCAGATGATATCCATAATGAAATAAATATTATTTTCGTCGAATCTGTATTAGGTTGCGAAAAGAATCTTTCTTATAAAAGAACTATGAAATGTGATGCTTGCAACGGCAATGGAAATATACAAGAGAACAATGGGTGTAAATCTTGTAATAGCCTTGGCAGAACTGTTAGGCGCCAAGGAAATATGTTCATAACAACTATTTGCGCGTCTTGCCAAGGAAAGGTGAAAACAAAACCTTGTCAATCATGCAATACTAACGGATTCATTAATTCAGAATTATCTATCTCTATTAATATACCACCTGGTATTAAAAATAAAAATGTATTAAAGCTTAATAATATGGGAAATTATTGTGGCTCTGGATTTTTCGGATCAAATGAATATACTTCTTGCTATGTTACATGTAATGTTCAAGATGATGATGAGCTATCATTAGTAAATAATGATGTTGTATCAAGCAAAGATATATCTTTACTTGAAGCGTTATCAGGATGTACAAGAAAAGTAAAGACTATAAATGGAGAACAGGAAATAAACATTCCAGCAATGTGTAAAAATAAAGATGAAATTATTTTACCTAAACTTGGAATTGCCAAAATTGGCTCTCATAGAGTAATAATAAATATTAAATATCCTGACCAAGATGCTACGAAAAAAATAATTAAAATATTGGAGGAAAGCTAAATGCCGTTTATGATGGTGTGTAATAATAAAGGTTGCGGAAAACATCAAACTCCAACATTATCCGTAGAAGAAAATAAAGTTTATTGCGCAGAGTGCGATAAAGAAATTACAAATGTAAATCCATTTATTAAAAACCAAATGAAATCAATGAATCAAATAAAAAAAGAAAATAATAAATCTTTTGGTATAAAATGTAATAATTGTGGTAAAGATGGTCGCCCTAAAAAAGATAATAATAATTTAATTTGTTCTTTTTGTTCAAAAGAATTGAATCAACTTAGCCCGATATATAAAAGTATGCTTATTAAAATGCTAGGAAACATAGATAAAGAATTATGAGTTATGATAACATAATATCATCTTGCGAATATTTATTGCATAATTTTCCTGAAGCTGAAAATTATTTATCATATTTAAATAATAGACTGGATGATTCTAGTATAAATAATTTTAATTTTGGATATTTCCCATCTGGAAATAAATTAAATGGATTATCATCTGTTTTAGATATTAATTTTTTAAAATCAAATAATTTATTATATTCTAAAGATATAGATGATTATAAAAATCATAGCACAATACATTTTTCTTTTTTTGAAAACCATCCATTAATACTACCTTACAGAGATACTTATGGCAACATAATTGGTATCGTTGGAAGAACAATTCTATCAGACAAAGATAGGAATGAGTTAAAAATTTCAAAATATAAAAATACAGATTTTAAAAAAAGAAATTATTTGTTTGGATTATATGAGGCTAAACAAGAAATTCTAAATAAAAATTATGTTTATATTGTTGAGGGTCAGTTTGATGTTATTAAAGCCTTTGAAAAAGGTATAAGAAATATTGTCGCGCTTGGTAATAGCAATATGAGCGCGTATCAATTTTCACTTATATATAGATATACTAATAATTTATGCATATTGCTAGATAATGACGAGGCTGGGGAAAAGGGTCGATCTAAAATAATTGATGCATACGGTAAATATGAAAATTCAGTAAATATAAAAAACATATATATTCCTGCTGGATACAAAGACATAGACGAATATCTATTAGAGAATACTGCGGATAGTTTGAGCGAGCTTATATAAATAAAAATTATTTGAGGTTTAATGCCAGGCTATTCAAAAAAAAATAAAAATATTGGCGCCATTAAAAAAACCAATAAATTAGTTATTAATTCAATTAAGTCTCAGCCATGCAAAGATTGCAAAATTATTTATGCACCATATTGTATGGATTATGACCATATAAATAATGATAAATTTGGCAATGTTAGCCAAATTATTCAATCAGTAAATTCAATTAAAGATATATTATCTGAGATAGATAAATGCGAGCTTGTTTGCGCGAATTGCCACAGACAAAGAACACATGCTAGATATCTACTTAAAAAGTCAAGTATTAAATTATCTAATTATAAATTATATTATATAAATTTAAAAGAAAGCAACCCGTGTAATATTTGTAATAAAAAATACAAATATTATCAAATGGATTATGATCATTTGCCAGGATTTAAAAAGCTCTATAACATATCTAGAATTTCAAATATAGAAAAGTTAATAGAGGAAATAAAGAAATGCCAATTATTATGTGCCAATTGTCATAGGGCAGAGACTCATAATAGATATAATAAAGGAGAAAAAAATGTCTAAGCGCCCTAATAGATCAGACCGATATCAATATTTATTGTTAGAATTGTCCGTAAGTAATGATATGCTTGAAAATTTCAACAATTATGACAGTATAAGTTACAGATTAAATCCATTTCAATATAATGAAGAATTATTGGATTTAGAGGATGAGCTTAAAATTGAGTTTTGGAGAATCGTTAATACTCTTTTAACTACAAGACAAAAAGAAGTTATAAAACTAGCCGCATCCGGATTAACACAAACAGAGATAGCGAAAAAATTAAATGTCAATCAATCATCAATTACTAAATCATTAAATGGCAATGTAGATTATAAAGGCGAGAAAAAAGTTTATGGTGGTTCAAAGCGAAAAATTTTAAAGATTATAGAAAATGATGAGAAAATTAAAGATATCTTAAAAAGAATGTCTGAATTAAGAGAAAAGCGCTGGTAAATTTTAAAAAATAAATAATAAATAAAAGCGGATAATAAAATTATCCGCTTTTTTATTGTTATGATATAAAAAATTTGTGAAAAAAGAAATTTGCACAATATATTTGCTCACTAACAAAGTTAATAATAAAATTTACGTCGGTCAAACCTGGATGACTTGCAAAGAAAGAATGGGGCGCAAAGGTAAAGGCTATTATAATTCAACTTATTTATATTCGGCTATTTTGAAATATGGTTCAGAAAATTTTGAATATGAAATTTTAGATGAATGTGATAACCAGGCTGAGGCGGACTTATTTGAAGAAGCTTATATTAAAATGTATTGTAGCAGAGATTCGGCGACAGGATACAACATCAAAAGTGGTGGCAGCGCTGGCAGGCATTCTGATGAAACAAAGAAAAAAATATCGGCATCACAAATAGGCAAATTAGTTTCACACAAGACAAGGCAATTGTTATCTAAAATTAATAAAGGCGTAAAAAGAAAGCCTCATACAGATGAATGGAAACAAAATAATTCTTCACTAATTAAAGAGCGTCATCTAAAAAATGGTCATCCAATGATTGGCAAGCATCATTCTGATGCGGCAAAATTAAAAATATCTAATTTTTTCAAAGGAAGAAAAGTAAATCCTGAAATAGTTAAAAAAAGAGCTTTTTCTAAAAGGAATATTGAGAAAGAGAAATTAGTCATAGATGCTTATTTGTCTGGCACATTAATTTCTGATATAGTTAAAACCATTCATGTAAGAATAAATTATATTTACCGGGTGCTAAGGCGTCACGAAATAAAATTTAGACAAGAGCAAGCCACCAAGGATAAAAAGAAAATTATTAAAAATAATTAATAACAACTAAATATCTAGTTTTTTTATATAAAAATAAAAATAATTTTACTAAAATACTACTAACATCATAGTTAATAGTAATATTTACTCATAATGTTGTATAGTATTGTTAATATTTTTGGAGAATAAATGTCAAAGTTTAATATTGATTACAGCCAATTAAGTGGCTCAATTTATAAGACCTCTTATAAATTATCAGAAATAAAAGATAAAATTGAAAAAGTAGCATTTGATATTGTTAGATTCAAAGATTCTGATAAAGGTGCTGATTTATGGCAAATTCAAAGTGCTGATGATGGCGATTATATTGTAGCATTATACAATCCATCAGTGGATGAGGTTGTAAAAACTGCCGCAACAAAATCTGATTGGGAAGTTCTGCATAGTAAATCATCAAATTCATTAAATATATTTTATAAAGGTGATCCAATTGCAAAACTAGCATCTGGTAAATTAGGTTTGCCAGAATCATCGCTCGAATACGCTGAGTCTTACCTACCTAAAAGTCTTGCTGAAAATAAGAAATTGGTAGCAGCTCTATTAAATGAATTGCCAGAAGCAACTAAAAATGTGGTATTAAATAAATACCCAGAGTTAAAATAAGGACAACTTATGAGTGTCGATAAAATTAGTAAATTAATTACTTCAGTTGCAAAGACAATAGAAAATAATGAAAAAGTTGCCTTACCTTTATTTTCTGTAAAACTTCAAAAGTTTGCTGAACAATATCCGCATGATGCAACTATTGCTTCTGTAAACAACATAGTCAAAAAACTAGCCGATAAAAGGTCTTGCATTACAAGAGGCGAGATAAAGGATCTGTATAAAAGATTCTATTCTCGTAATACAAAATTTGCTAGTTTTTTCGCTGATGAATTAAATATTGAAGTTGAAAAAGAAACAGTATCAGCCCCAAAACAATTACAGCCAAATATTGACGTTCATAGTACGGCAGATCCCGTACTATCAAACGCATTAGAAAGCGTTTTTGATAAATCTGCTAAAGTTAAAATGTATTCAAAATTAGCTGCTGAAAAAGCAATTAATACTGTTAATGTTGCACTAGATATCTGGGGCGTTGCCGCTTCTAAACTAGAAATTGAAGATGGTAATAATAATTTTATAGTTGTTAAAGCTAGTTACGAAACTCCAAAAGGAATGACTAGCGTATATGTTCCAGTTGAAATCTTGAAAGACAAGATTGTGGAGCCTGAAATTTTCGTGGCTAATGCTGGACCTAGCGATATTAATAATAAAAATATAACAGCTTATATCAAAAGTTTTGCCGGTCAAAAATTAGCTATTAATTCTTCAAAAATAATGGAGAAATTATCTTCATTAAAAAATAATGAACCAGAAGTAAATAATGTCGAAATGGCAATTATTAAATTGAATGCATCTCGCGGTCATGGTGAATTGTTTGCAAACCAAATTCTTGATCAATCATTTGATGTACAATCTGTACAAGATGTTAAACTTGCAGATTTTAAAGACGCGGAAGCTACAAGCTTTGCCGCTCAATTAGAGACTCCAGCAGGAGTTGCAGGATTTAAATTCGGAAACGATAAAGTAAAATTAGGCAGAGAAATAATTGCTCGTAATTTAACTGAGTTTAAAGCGCCACAAGTTGCGGTAGCTGATTGTAACGATACAACGATTGTTTATGCGGTGTCATTAAATAATGGTCGTGTAGCATTTAAAGTTCCAGTTAAAATTGAAAAAAATAAAGTTCATACTCCAGAAATTATGATTTCAAATGGCGCTGTCTCATCATTTAGTAAAGCCAATATTGATAAATTATTTATCAATAATGAAACAGATTATTCTATTGCCGCATCGGCGTCACCATTGCGTACAATGAAGTCCGGACAATTGGTCGAGGTCATTAAGCTTGCACTGGTTGAAAATAACCTTTTAAAGGCAGAAGATGCTCTTAATGTCCTTTCAACAATGAATGACTCAAACTCTTATCAATTAGCGTTATCTTACTTCATAAATAACGTTGGCATGAATAAACAGGCTTCTGTCGAACATAAATGTTCTATGATAATTACAGCATCAAACAGCAAGCACCCAGTTTGTGGTCATACTGGATTGCCAACTCATAAAGTATATCAAGATGATCATGGTAACTGCCTTCCATTATATCGCAAAGCTAGCGATGGTCCTGGTGAAGGCGCATTTTTCATGAATTCCAAAATTTTTGGATGATAAGGAATTAAAATGAGAGTCTCAGAAATACTTACATCAATTGCCTCTTGGCTAGAAAATCCTAATAATGAGGTTTTTTTATTATCTGAATACAATGATGATTGTTTGAGCGCAGTTGCAGCAGGTTTATCCGAGGCTGCAACAGCTCTTCGTAAAACTGCAGAAATGACTGACGAATTAGAACCGGAAAAAGAGCCAAGAATTACTTCAGAATCAATAGAAGAAATTGCTGCTCTTGCATCTGAATTTGATTCGAGCGGCGACCCATTTCTAAAAAAACAAGCTTCTGTACTTGACGAATTGCTATTAACAATAGCCGCACCTGCAGGAGCTTTTGAAAGCCTAAAAATGGCGCAAGAGTCAAGAATTGATACTTTAAAAAAAAAGTATAATCAGCCAAAAATTGAAATAGATGAAATAAATAAAGCCGCTGATATTAAGAAAGCAATTGATGCTAGTGGTATGACAAAAAAATACCGAGTCTTAGAACACGGTTTAAATTCTCGTTATTGCCCAGATCATGCCGGGTCTATGTTAGCGCGTAAAGGTGAATCTAATTGGCAATGCTTATTAGATGGCAAAGTATTTAATTTCGAATTAGGTTACAAAAAAGAAAATGGTGATGAAGTTCCTGGCGGCAGCGTAGATCTTCAAACTTCATCCGATCATAATGATTCTTATCCGTTATTTGATAATAGGGAAGCGCGCCAAGCTCAATAATAAATGATATAAGTAAATTGTAAATATAATTTAGCCTGCTTAAGCCTTTATTTTATAACAGTTAACTTATAATATTATGAGATCAAAATTATCGCAACAAGAATTCTTGAAAAGAGCCAAACATAAGCACGCAAACAAATACAATTACGATAAATCTATTTATGTTAATTGCAATAACAAAATAGAAATTTTATGTAATTCTTGCAAAAATATCTTTCACCAAAGATCTATAGACCATCTTAAAGGTCATGGCTGTAATATTTGCGCTTGTAAAGCCAAAGGCGTAAAATCAAGAAATGATCCGCAAGAGTTTATTAAAAAATTAAAATTAAAACATCGCGATAAATTTGACTACACTGAGTCAAAATATATAAATTCTTGTACTAAAATTTTAATAAAATGTAACATTTGTAATAATAAATTTTGGCAATTACCATTATTCAATTTAAAAACAAAATGTTGTCCACATTGCGATGGTAAACATTTAGATGTTAATTATTTTTTAGAAAATGCTATAAAAAAGCATAAAAATAATTATGATTATTCTCATATTAATTTTAAAAAATTAAATGGAAAATTAAAAATTAAATGTAATAAATGCAATAATTTTTTTAATCAGACCGCACGACATCACCTTATGGGGCATGGCTGTATATTTTGCGTAAATTTATCTAAAACAAAAAATATCTCTCAATTTATTATTGATGCCGTAAATATTCATAAAAAAAAATATAATTATGATAAATCAAATTATATTAATTCTGCAAAAAAAATAGAAATAAAATGCAATGATTGCAATCTAATTTTTTGGCAAACACCACATTCTCATTTGCTGGGTCGTGGATGTAGGAAGTGTGGCGCGCGTAAATTTGTATCAAAATCCGAAAATGAATGGCTAGATTTTTTAAAAATTAAACAAGAATTTAGACAGCAAACAATTATTATTAATAATAAAAAATATATAGTTGATGCGTATGTTGCCGAAAGTAATACAATTTACGAATTTAATGGCGATTATTGGCATGGAAATCCCTCATTATTTGAAGCGAACGAAATGAATAAAAGAAATAATAAAACATTTGGTGAATTATATAACAAAACTTTAAACAGAGAAAATCTACTTAAAAAATCAGGATATAATGTTATTTCTATTTGGGAAGATGATTGGTTGTCTCTAAAGATAATCAATCTATAATTGAGCATATACTAGAGATAATATGAAAAAAGACGTTGGTTTAAAGAAAATATTAGAGCATCCTGATCTAGAAGAAATTATTAGTAAATTGCTAATAGGCGTTCCTTCTAAAGAAATATATGCTTGGCTAAAAAGCAAATATACAAATGTTAGTGAAAGTAAATTTGTTATTGCGGAAAAGTCACTCGTATCTTTTCAAAATAATTATTTAGATATTTATAATCATATAAAAGAAGATTTATTAAAAACTCAGCAAAATCAAACACTACCTTTATCCGATCAAGCAAGCTTAGCTGTAAGAGATAATAAAACTTATAAAGATAAAATGCTGCAGCTAGCTGAAAACGAATTAGATATTAAAAGTATGCTCGGTAATATGATCGTAGCTATAGAGACTAGGGCAGCACAAGTGTTTGATGAAATTCAAGAAGATCCCAGAAATATGAGAATGGACCGCGTTTTAATTGAGTGGTTTGATACTCTTGGTAGCACGCTTGAAAAATATCATAAATTAGTTATCGGTGGTCCGGACCAAATAGTGCAGCATAATGTCAACATTCAAACTGTTGATAAGTACAGCGATGTTTTTATTGAAGCTATTAAAGACACATTATCAGAGATGGGAATAGAATATTCTTTAAAGTTTATGGAATTATATAGTGAAAAATTAAATAAACTTAAGCCGGCTTCAGAGGCTAATAAAAATATAGAGACCAGATTAACTGAAGCAAAAATTATTAATGAAACTATAACAAATAAATTAAATGAAAACTAAAAAAGAAATAAAATTATTTTATGAGGGAGATGCTAAAAAATTTCCTAGTGACATTTCAAAAAAAATCAGAATGTCATTATTGAAAAATTTAGGATTTTTTAAAAAATTAGATAACGTTTTACAAAAATCTCAATTTAAAAAACTTAAGTTAAAAACAGCATATCCTAATTTTGAAAGTAACGTTCAATATGGCAACAAAGCAGATTTAAATAAATGGATTACTGCAGCTAAAGACGTCGTTTATTATAAAAATAATAATCAAAGTGACGGATTCGAGCGCGCAACTTCCGGATGGGATGATATGGAAAAATTAAATTTTAAAAATTGGTTAAATTTTTATGAGGGAAACAATCATCAAAAATATAAAACTGCGCAATTATCTATTTATGATGGTGGTTTTGGTTATATATTGCCAAATCCAGGATCTGCCCGAGATGAACATGAAATTAATGTTAATGATGAAATGAGCGCTTCTACTCAATCTGTATCTGTAAAAAAACAATTAATTGAGCAGCAAAGAAAAAAAATTATTACAAGGCTTGATTCTACCGAAAAATTATTGAGATCAGAAAATGGTCAAGTATTTGCCGGCGATGAATTAGATACTTTGGTAGAGATAATACATAAATTAAAACAAAAAATTTATTCTTTAAATAAAAAAACAGCATCAACTACATTGTATGATGATTTAATTATTAGAGAAGCTAATATTTTAATTAGTAATGGGTTCTCTAATGCTGCTGCTGTTTTATATAAAGTTGCTGACGCATCTACACCAAGCGCAGCGCCTGCGCCTGCTGCGCCTGCGCCTGCAGCTGCGCCTGCGCCTGCAGCTGCGTCTGCGCCTGCGGCTGGTGCGCCAGCGTCGCCACAAAACGTACCACCAACACCAGCAATAGTGCCTGCTAATAATCCGGGAGCAAGTCCACCATCGCTGACTCCAGCGTCTCCTTCCGCCCCGGCAACAGCGCAGCCTCCTTCAGGCTCAGTAGTTGCGCCGCCATCATCATTTGATCTTCCGCCTCCACCGCCACCGACCGACTCTGCATCACCTAATGCTAGCGCGGCACCGACAGCAAGTTTGCCGCCTATAAATGTGCCACCAGGCTCTCCTAGTATAGGCGGAGGCGCGCCAAATACTATGCCTTATCAAGAAGGAATTTCTGCCGCTCCGCAAAACAATACTCCAGGAATGGATGCTTTCTTAAACGGAATAAATAATTTTAATAAAAAATCAGAATATAAATTTTATTATAATAATAATGATGAATTGATTGTAGAGGCTCAGGCGGCTTCGATACCAGAAGCTCCATTAGAAATTGCTGAGGCTGCGCCAGCACCTTTGTCGGCAGCTGCGCCAATGCCGGCAGCCACTCCACAAATAGAGAATAAAGTTGAAATTGAGGAAAATCCAAATGTTATTTCTCAAAATAAAGGTGGAAAAGATTTTGACGCCATACTTAATAGTGCATTTCAAAATGTAACAATTTCTGATATTGTTGATAAATTAGAAGATTTAACAAATTTATTTAAGAATAGAGAGATTCCTAGACAGTTAGCAATTGTTGACTTAATGCTTGATAAAGTCGGATTAAGCTCTGTATTTAGCGAACTGTCAGAGGCTTCTGGCAAATCTATTGAAGCTAACAATTATATTTTATCACGCGTAGAAAATATTTTAAGTAAATTACGAGGATCTATTGGAGTTAGTTCTGTAGACCTTAAGGCTACCGCCCCAACCACAGGAGAGGCGGCAGCAATAAAAAATAAAATACAAGAAGATCAAACAAAAGAGGATCGCAGAAAGCAATTAAGAAAAGATATTGATAACAAAGAAGTGGATCTAACTGGCGCCACATTGCCAGCACCTGCGGTAGAAATTACGCAAGATTTGTCTCAGCCAGTAACAGTTCCAGCCAAAGTATAAATGATAAAAATATGAAATTAACATCTATTTTAAAATCACTAGATAATGCTGCTATAAAGTATGGCGCAAGCAAGCCTTTTATTTGCGGCGGCGTAGCTCGTGATAAATTTATGAATAGATTGGATAATATTTCGGACTTAGATATTACTACTGGTGATAGTACAATCAAAATTCTAGCTCAAGAATTTAGTATTTTATTAAAAAAAATATATCTAATTAAATATGAATCTTTTAATGATGGACATGCATCAATATTTTTAAAAGATTTAAAATTAGATTTTTCATCTAATTTTAATGCACCCAGTATAAATCAATTTCTTATTAGTAATGGTATAACTTCGCCGACTAACATGCAGAAAGAAATGTTTAGCAGAGATTTTACATGTAATTCTTTACTATTATCTACTGATTTGAAAAATATAAAAGATCCGACGAAAAATGGAATTAGTGACATTAATAAAAGAATTATTAAATGTAATACTTATCCGGAATCAGCATTTATTGAAAATAATAATAGAGCAATTAGATCCATATATCTAAGTGCAAAATTAGATTTTGATGTAGATAAATCAATAGTAGAATTTATAAAAAATAATCCTAATTCTATTTTTAAATCTTCAAGAAAATTTTTAATAGAAAAATTAAATAAATCAATAAAATTGAACCCGGAAAGAACGGTTTATTTATTAAATAAAATGAATTTATGGAATCATATTCCTATGTCAGATGAGTTATTACCTTATTATAAAAACAATTTAAAAAAATGAATAGAAAAATTAAATTAGCAGTAGTAAGAAATAATAAAGATGATATTTGCCCATTTGGTTTAAATATCCCAGAGGCATGTATTAATGCAGGAAACAGCGTATTAAACATGATTCCACTAGAAAGCAAAGACGCTCATTATCAAATTTCCGATGAAGAGCGAGAAAATGCTATTACAAATAATAATGAAATTTATAAAGATTATATTTCTAAATTTGGAAATGTATCAAAATGTAAATATATGTCATCAATTCTTGAAAAATTTAAGAGTGTAGATTGTAATTATGATGAACCGAATGATTCTAATGGAATTGACAGATCATTAGGTCAAACACCTTCAAGATTATTTTATGGTGGTATAAATGGCATACAGACATATCCGCCAGGAGTATTATCAGATAATTACGATATAAGTAGAAATTTATATTATGGAGTTTTTGATAGCGTATATACAGAAGCCCATGAAAAAACTAATAATAATGCATTATTAAAGAATAGCGTATTTTTATCAGAGGAACCAATGAAATTAATATCCGAAGCCCAAATGTTAGATAATATAGTAGTAGAAGAAATGCCTGGTCCAGGCGATGAATTGCCAGTAGGCAGCGATTCGGTATTCATGTATTCTGATAAGCCTTCAAAAGAATTGGTTTTAGATATGCATAGCCCTGTTGAATATGGCGCAGATCATGCGGATCATCACGGCGATCATCACGAGGATCATCATGTAGGTAACTACGTAGACCACCATACAGGTCACGATATGACTCAAGTAATGCCGCATGATGGGCTTATAGATGAAACTATAGATGAAACTATTAATGGAGTACTAGATCTTAATTCCAATCATCATAAACCTGATGGTCATATCAATGTTGTTGATGTTCATGGCGATATCAATATTACATTACCAAGAGTTCCTGGTGCGCCAGAAAACGTTGAAGATATCATTGTCGAAGATGAGCAAGAAGATTCTGAAGATAATTCAGAAGATAATCAACAAGCCAAAGACAAAAAGAAGTCTAAATGGGACTGGCAATCAAAAGATCATAAAGGTTTCCTTCCATGGATTAAAGATCGTGTAGATGATGTTCCCAAGCATTCAGGTAAAGATCTGGCTGGTTTAGATCGCGCCATAGCCTATCTAGAAAAGCTTGATGCAGAAATTTCAAAGGCTATG